CCTCCATGAAGGATGAGCATATCTATCTCCATTCCCGTTGGAGCCATCGGTTGGTTGCTGGTATCACACTCGAGATGGGGAATGGCGATCAGGTCATCCTTCGCTCGGCGAATGCGATGACCATCCGCTTTATTAACATCATGGAGTCGGGCGGGAAAGGTCTGTCACTGGTTCGCGTAACACCGAAGCTCAATGACAGAGACCGGATTGAAGAAACCATCTACAACATAGTCGACGAGGTGTAATATGGAAGATAGAAGCGTTTCAAAAGTACGTCGAGGAGTATTCGGCGATCCCATCCGTAACATCACACTGGAGCGTTCGGCTGGTGCACATTGGGAGTCAGATCGAATCACCATGCGCCTGATGACACGGGAACGACATCAGGGTGGCTGCGGTGCACGTATCAACTGGAAGAATCTTCGGGACGGGGGTGTGAATATCGGTATACGAGATCCAGATGGCACCGAACGGACGACATCCTACCGAGACATTGTGGACAATCCGATGAAACAGAAGAACCTGTTCGCCCCCTTCAAGGATGACGTGATCATGCTTGCCGAGGTCGATTGTAAGGTTCTTGGAGATGACCTGAAAATGTATGTCATCATGTCGTTCATCTTCGCCTCTGGCTGGGAGATGACTATCACAGCCGATCAATTGATCCGCGTCGATGGGAGTTACATGCGGGTTGGGGATGACGGTGCAGATAAACCCCGTACATGGACTGGGTTCATTGTGATGCCAAACCACAGGGGAAAGATGAGTGCCACTATTTACGACGTCACGGGGCTTCTATGAATACGAATGGTGAGAATCTTCCTCGCAGGGTCGTCCCATTACGGGCCGACGTCCTCGAGCGATACAAACAGGAAGTCGAACGGTTTGAGTTTACCAGCAGTGGAAGTGGATGCATGTCACATCTCCGGATGTGCATGTCCCATTCGGGTGTTGATGGTCACCCAGCAGACAAAGTCGCGGTCGAGTGGGAGATGCAGTCCTCTGAGTTCATCTTCAAAGGACATGATGGGGCCGAATGCCGTGCGACTGGTGGTGGGAGTGTTGCCATGCAGGCCATGGAAGAAGCGGTTCGAGAACTGGACGACGCCACGGTCCTGTCCCATACTGCATGGAGGGGTGATGACGGCACGGGAGTATGCCTGATGTTCCTAGATGGGTCATCCATTACTATCGTCTCCCGTGCACGGATGGAGGTCGTATACACCATCCCATGGGGCATCGGAAATCCAGCTGGCACGATGCCGTTCATGGTATTGCCGGTATCGGCTGTTTCTGACCCCATAGAGTTCATCTTCTATGACATCACAGACAGGATCTGATCATGACAGGTGAAGAGTTACTCAACAGTGCAGTGATGCAACGGCTCAACCTCGTCGTTGTGAACATCGAACATGCGGAGCGGTGGGCGAAGCTTATTGAGTTCGTAGAGGGTGCCAGTTACCGATCCACATACACCCTCACCAATCACAATGACACCCGCAGTTTCTTCTCTAATGTGATTGAGCGTGACCGTCTTCTCAACTACATCCACAATCTACAAAGGACATCACCATGAACAACATCACCGTCCCATTAGCCGTCTCACAAGCATACAACAGATACAACATACGGGGGCATCGACATCGGTACAGGGTCAACGAGAACACGTACAAGTCTCCTATTGCCGCAATCACCACGTCGGTTGATGAGGGGGATAGTCTGGTCAAATATGATCGACGCGACATCGAATTCCGGATAGAAGATAATGAGTTCGCCGCCGTCGGGTTCATTGCATCAGTGATCCGTTCATCTGTCTACTACATGAAGGTCACAGATGAGGAGAACAATCACTGCCGTATGTTCACCACGATGGGTGATGAGTTCATCGTACCAGATGACGTGGTCGATTGGTTCCGCTTCTCCCATGTGAGTTTGCACACGGTGTCGTCGAATGGTGTAGGTGTCACTGAGATGAACCTGTTGTTCGATAATGGAATCACATTGACGCTGGTGTGCATGGGTGATATGTTAATATCCTACGAGTACATTTCTAAATCGAAACTGGGTACCAACGGGGCGGTGAAGATCGTTATGGGGGACTCAGAAGAACACACTACCTTGTTCAACATCATTGATGAGGCATGACAACCATGAAACATAACAACAGCGGCCCAGTTCCACTTGACTTCGGTGGGCAGATATTCCGGAAACGTGACGCATACCGTGGAGCGGTCAGAGAGGTGAGTGTCAATGCCTTCCCATCACATGACGGGAGGCAGGATCTGATCAGTAGGTACGGCGGACAGTGCATCGGTCACCTGTGGATCGTGACAGGTGCAACCAGTAACGATGAAAAGTTCGGCATCAGTGCTACATGGTGGGTAGATACGACGGACCAGTTATCCGACATCTCGATCAGAGATTCCGACGGCAACGAGATTAGTGGACTCAACTGCCTTGACACATTCATCGGCAAAACCATCATGGTCCATTCCCTCAGATCGACCGAGGAATATCTGTCGATGACATTGACCTTCGATGACGGTTCTGATCTGATCATTCGATCCACGAGCACACTGGGAACCTCTCGGGGGTACAGCACCTACCATTCCGATCCGTCGTTCGCTTCTGACGTTCTCTTGACTCGCGAAGACAAGCCCATGCCGTACAACCGTGACATTGCCCTGTTCGACATTATTGATGAAGTGTGACACAACCAACAGAAAGCCCCCACCGGTAATCGGCAGGGGCTTTTCTTTTATGAGGCGTATCTAAGTTCCAGCATTTCCAGTACGGCCTCTTCCAACGTCTCGTACGTACCTCCGTGCACGCCTTTGACTCTAACTCTGAAACGTTTACCCGACAACTCAACACCCCGCACTCCTGACTGGCTGTCAACTAGAAGGGGCCATCGCGGTTCCTGCTTTTGGTGCACGGGGCGATGCTGGCCGTGTCCGTCGCTATATCCATGCTTCTCTCGGGCAGCGACAACAGCCCGTTCAGCTGCTTCTATCATGTCGAAAGAACCAAGGTGTGTCTCCTTACCGTCGATGCGTATCGATGCAGTCCACTTCCCAAACGATTCTTTCCAACGAACACCTACCACTCCTGACTGATTGCGAGATGACATGGAAATGTTCTTAGAATTACTCCGGTAATCCGCCTCTGTCAGATTGTCCCACCGATTGTCCGTTGCATCGCGGTTATCGTGGTCTATCATATTTGGCCACTCACCGGTCATATAGAACCACGCCAGACGGTGCTCAAGGAACGACACATGATCAATCAGGATACTTCTGGTCGCATAACCACCCTTGCGGTATGTGACACTGCCAGCTCGTTTTCCAACATGCTTAGTGTTCCACCCTTTGGTCGTGTCGTCGTAATGCTTCCATGTGAAGACTCCTGTGGTTGGATCGTAATCCAACCGAGATTTCAGGTAATCATGTGATAGGTTGTCTTGTTTGCGCCGTTGTTGCTCTTCGCGAGTCATATACTTCTCCTTTGTGGTTGTCAACACCATATCACCGGTATGATCAAAACACAATGCCCCAGTATCCGTCATCATCGGACGAGTCAAGTGAAACTTCGTTCATCACCTCATATACCCCATCTTCATAGTTTGCGATCTGTTTGAGCATGTTCATGAGGATCACCATTGCCATCGGACGATCATCTTTGGCACCGGTCTCAGCCGCGAATGATCCAGCTCTGCGGACGAAGAAGCGTAGCTCGACGATGAGATTCGCACTGTTCACGGTGAGGCGTTCGGACTCCATGAGATCCTTCAACTGAGCACACCCAGCCAGTTTGGTCTTTTGGGTAGTGATCAAGCCAGAACGCCCAGTAGCCATACCATGCTCATTGACATCGTTGATCTTAGTCACCTGATTGAGATATGGATCCTCGGAGTTATCGATCAATCGAAGAACCCCATTACCGAGACCGTTGTTCTCTACAGAGAAGTAGACTTCATTGACGCCTTCCTTGTACATCAGGTGGATGATCTTGAGCATCTCCTTGAAGTATTGGGTCTGGTTCATGGTGTTGTTCGCAAACTCGCCGACCTGTTCTAGTGTGGAGACATCAACCAACTGGATCACGTGGTTGTCTTTGCCTACGCCATCACTCACGTCGCATGCCATTGCAATCGTTCTGCCTTGGAATGATTCACACCAAAGATTCAGAGACCCCATTATCCTGAGTGGATCCTTGGTGACTGTACTCTCAAGCACGCGCGAATCGATCAACGTCCCTGAGTCGGACAGCCATGCACCTTCGAATTCTTGCTCGTACTTGGAACGACCAAGCTTGTCGATCATGTCCTTCTTGAACTTCTCGGTACGGTTCGGTATCTGGGTATGGTCCACCTTGTGATAGATGAAGCCGTTGGACCCTGTCATGGCACCGAAGCAGATGTCCGCATATTTCCCTGATGAGCCGTTCGGAGTGGAAATGAAGATAACCTTGGTCGTGGATTCCTCACCAGCGGCCTGTAGAGCCGGTATGAACGACGTATAGAAGTCCTCTGCCACCAAGGGTGAGCAGAACGCGAACTCGTCACATACGGCAATTTTGGGGGATTTACCACGGAAGGTCTGGTCACTGGTCACCTGTGCATAGACAGACGAACCATTCGCGAACTTCACCTCGGACTGGTTGTAGAGCAATACCGGCTGTTTAAGGAAGGAGGGTAGGTTCTCATAGGAGAACTTGATACGACTCATGAAATCCTTACAGCCGGACAGACGGAAACTGGTGATCCCCGCTTCGAGATCGGGGGTGAAGGTGATGGCATGTAGAATGGTCAGGCCCATCACCGTCGATTTGCCCACCTGACGAGGTGCGTTGAATGCCACGAAGCGGTTGTTCAATACCGTGTCGACCATCTCGGATTGGTAGTCGCGCGGCTGGAACAACATCTTCCCCGTTGCACCAACCACGTAACAGTAGTTCGTGAAGAAGTACATTGGGTCATTGAAACACTTGATGTATTCTTCTACCTCCCATTCTGTGAGAGGTGCATCCTGATTTGGTTTCTTTACGACTGCATAGTCGACATTGTATTGAGTTGACATTCTGAGTTCCTTTTAGATGTAGCTGAGTGTGATCAGATACTCAACCGGTGTTACTGTGGCCTCCGCTGCTGGGTTTGGAGTGATGTTGATCTGCGCGATGCCGTTACTTTCCTCGGTGAGAAGACTACCTGCAAGGGTCAGGACACCAGTCCCGAAATCCAGCGATGACACTGTTGGTGATCCGTCATTGGACACCTGTTCGACACTAAACGATCCGTCGATCATGGTCGGGGTGACAACGCCACCACTCGCATCGATGTGGGTAATTTTCAGCACCGCAGATCTCACATCGGACGGTGGAGAGATATCAAAAGTCATCACCTCGGAAATCCCCAATAGTTTCGATACCGAATACTCGCTTTCGTCCTTCCCATAATCGCGCAGGATTTCCATATAGTCATCAACCGATGTGACACTCATCTTCTCGACGATCTCCCCGTACGTGAGTCCGTTGGGGGCGTTGCTGGTCAATTCGAGTCCACCATCCAATATTCGGTTGACCATGCGGTAATCATAGATACTGAGGAGGGAAACCAGTACGACATTCCCATCGACGTCTATCGTTTTAAACGAGACATCACCCTCGGTGTGTTCCTCTGCCATATGTGTGGAAGTTTCACCTGCCACTGTGAACGGTACCTGTTCAGTGCTGATTGTCATGCTGTTATTCCTCGTCTGTTGATTGATACTTCTCATTGTGGGATTTGATCAGTGCATCCAGTGTGGTGATCTTGTCATCACATGCAGTCAGTGCACTTTTGAACGATACCAACAGATCGCCGTACTCGGCTTCTGCTGGGCGTTCGGGTGTACATGGCACCAAGAGACTACTGGGTGGATCAAACGGCACGTAGACCGTCTCTGAGGCTGCTGGCTTGGTGTCAAATAGATTGCACCCAGATAGCATCAGAGTGAGAAGGAGAATCCCGATGTATTTAATCACTTGATCTTCTCCCCATTCTTGATTTCATTCCCAAAGAGCGCATCCAGCACGTCATCACTCACCGGCTTGGCAAGACATTCGTTTCCGACTTTCTGTTTCAATACATCAACTGTTTCGGACAGGCGAGCATTCTCGTCGTTGGTCTGATTCAGTTGAGTCACATAACTGTCAATCGTTTCTTTGTACGTGGTGAACCTGTATTTGTACTCGTCGCGTTCCTGTGTCAGTTGCATACGGGTGTCAGTCAGGGTCTGTTCGGTTGTCTGCAGTCTGCTTTCGAGCTGGGTGTTCTCTTGTATGAGATTCACCCCATAGTACGAAATTGCCGCAACAAACACTGTCACGGCAATAGCGGCTATGATCTTCGGTGAC